GGGAAGGCGGGGGCGGAGCCGCGTAACTCTGCAGTGCATGGTCCGCAATGGCCGGGTCCCAGGCAGGGGGTTGGCTCGTGTAGTTCTGGGCGGCCTGAGCACCGAGTAGGCGCTGCTCCTCTGGAGTCATGCGCCAACTCTGCCTGATGCCTCATCACGAATGCCCCTTAGGCTACCGCCTTGCCGATCATGTTCATCCCGCCACCAATCAAGTTGCCTCCCAACTGGAACCACCGATCACTCTTGCGCTGCTTGTCGCCCTGTCTCGCCTGCTCGTAGGCGAGGTTCAAGGCCGTCTGCTGGTCATTGAGGTTCTGATTCTGGCCAAGGTACTGCTGCTGCCCCTCAAGCCCCGCCTGCGTCTGCATGTTCGCTGACTGGATCGCTTGATTCCCCGCTATGCCCGCGATCTGTCCACCCACGCCCAAGAGCTGGGCCTTCTGGGCTGCAGCCTGTTGGTCCGACTGGAACTGCTGCATCTGATTCGTGTTCGCCTGGGCAACCTGGGCCTGCGTGTACGCCTGCTCCTCTTGAGCTCGCTGCACTGCCAACCCCTGAGCCGTCTGTGCACCCGTGGTGGCATTTGCATTCAAGGCATTTCGAAGGCCAAGTGCTCCTCCAGAGCGAGCAGCCCCGAAAGCAGCTGCCGTGTTGGCGTCTAGGGCCTGCTTCGCCTGGGCCGCAGCCACCTCTCCCGGATGGTACTGGTTGAGAATGGTTGCGCCTTGGTTGGTGACAGCGACGGGCCGAACCTCCCCGGCACTCTGCATGGCCCGGACACCCATGCCTCCGAGCTTGAGTGCATCGTGCTGCCTCTTCTGCAGGTCCGAATAGCCTTGCGTGGCCTGGGCATTACCTTGCTGGACACCACCAAGGTACGTCTCCTCCAGCGCGTCTTTCTTGTCCTGTGACCCGCCATAAATGGTCGCTTTGGGCGCGGTCTTCATCCTGTTGGCTTTGATCGCAGCACCGACACCGCCACCCACGGCAGCCGCACCTAGAGCACCCGCTGCAATCGCTGCTGTAATCGCCATGCCCTTCTCCTACTCCTCTTTCTCGTCAGATTGCACCGGGTCCCTGTACACCCAGGTCTTGCCATCTCCTCGGTCTGGGAGAACCTCAAACCCGTTCTGCAAACACCCCTTGAGAGAGACGTGGTTGCCAGGGCTGATACCCCCCGTGAGCGTGAACCCGTGCTTGTCGAGGAAGGTGAATCGTGATGCTTGCAGTTCCTTGGCAATGCCCTGGCCGCGGTACGCCCGCTCTATGCCGATGTGCCCGAACACGACGTCTTCCTGGCCAAGGTCGTAAACGGACGCATGCCCAATGATGCGGCAGTTTCTTGTCACGACCCAAACGCGCGACCAGCCAGGTTCCCGAAGGCTCTTGCCCAAGTTCTCCTCTGAGCAGATGCGCGCGAACTCGCCCTCGGGCGCGTCCGCAAACCCCTCCTCCTTGGCCTCGAGTTCATGGCGAACAAAGTGCTCGTAGAGCTGGGTCAGGTAGGCCGGGGTCACTTGATCGCCCCTTCTCGAAGGGTCCTGCGCCGTATCCCGGGCGAAGCCCCATAGGTCACAACCAGGGACAGGGGCTGACCCCCTTCATCAGGGCCCTCGGGCGTGAACTCGACCAGGACACGGATAGCGCGTGCCGGCATGGCCTCGCAGTTCATCCCGATCGTGTACCTCCCATCTTGCAGCAAAGGTACGAGCTCGAGATCCGTCCAGGTCTGTTCCCGGAAAAAGGTCGTGTCGTAATCGAACGTGGCCCGGACCCTGACCGAGTGCGGGTTATTGTAGATCACGTGCACCCAAAACTCTCGGATGCGGCAGTCTCCGTGGGGACCCTCAGGTGCCACCCATCCTCGCTCGACCAACAGGGGACGGGCGGGGTCCACGTCCACCGTGTCCGAGTCCATGATAAGCAAAGACCCGTCCGACGCGTAATAGTAGGTCCTGGACCGTTCCTCCGTTTGGAGCATCGTGGTGGAGGGGAGAACGCGCGTGGCCGTGGGCCACTTGGTCCACCCGTTCGCGAGCCAGTTGTAGACGATTGACCCTGTCCCATCGGAGAGGGGATAGACCACTTCATTTTGGAGCAGGTGCACGGTCGGAGGCCCGACCTCGTAGACCCCGAACGTCTCAAACCTCTGCACGGACCCGGTCATCAGAGCCATGTGCCCATCGTTGCACTGAAACAGCACCCCGACGTTCGGTACCTGGGCCACGCTCAACCGCGACCTGCACCCGATGTTGGAGACGAGCTGCGGGTCCGTGAAACTCCCGCCCATGCCGGCATTATCGGGGCCGTACCCATCGATGCGCCAGATTCCTCGTTCCGCCAGCACGAACGGGTTCCCGCCCACGTCGACCACGGCAACGAGACGCCCATATTGCTGATCGAATCCGATGATCTCGAGGTTCGAGTTGAACTCAAACGCAATGCCTTGCTGCTTGAGCAGGGACGGCAGGAGCCTGTACCTGTTCTCTGCATCGATGAGCCACAGCCTCCCCGCGATAGAGCGGACGTCCTGGGCAGGTGGAGGGCACTCCGGGAGCAAGGGTTCGTTGCTCCCTCCGAGGGAGTACAGCTGGACCGTCCCAATCTTGGTGTCCAGGATGTACTCAAAACGCCAGCAGCCTACGATACCCTTGGTCGGGGGGAGGCTGAGGATCGCGTAGAAGATGACCCCACCCGGCATGGTCGCGTAAAGTGAGAGCTCGAACTCTGGCTGTCTGACACCACTACGCATCGTGAGAGGGATCGAGACGTCGATACGAGGACTGCTCCCTGCAAGTACCACGGTCACGGGGAGTGCCGGAGCAGACCTTCGAACGTTGTCCGCTGCGTCTCGCCACGAAACAACAGCTGTGTAGAGGTACGTGCCCGTCAAGGAAGGACCCGAACCTCCCAGGCCATTCACGGCAATCTTGGGCCTCGTGAAAGGCCCGTACTCCGTGGTTTCCTTCCCATCCCAAACAGCGACCAGACCCGAGGCATTGACCCCCACGGGCCCTACGTCCGCGGCCACACCGGGCTGCCCCGAGGACGCCAAATCAAACACGCAGTACCGGACAGGCTTCAGCTCGTTCGCACTGATGGGCTGGTCCCAACGCTCCGCAAGGTAAACAAGACCGAACCGCCCATCCGCGCTGAGAGCGCTCGGGGACGAGTTGCCGTTGGCTCCTGCCTGCAAGACACGATCAACTCCACACCTCATAACGGGCGTGTACACCTGGACGGCTCCCGTGCTGTCCGGGGCATACGGGGTCACCACCACGATTTGCGGCGTGTCCATGAAGTTGGTAGGTACCCCTCCAGGGAGAGTGGGCACCACGTTGTTCGTCCCCCACCGAGGATTGAGGGGGAAGTACGGGTAAATCTCTTGGTTAGAGATCCTATGGGCCACGCCATTGGACTGCAGCGTGTACCACGGCACGGAGACCGTCCCGATAAGTGTGCCTGCTGCACGCGAGCGCTCCTCAAACACGGTCTGCGTCAGGTCTGTCCCGACACCCACGGCACCTGTCGTGGAGAGCGCGAAAATGACTGAATCTCTTCCTGACTGCACGTAGGGCTGGCCACTCACGGGGCCGTAGCCGACCGTGGAAGCGCTCGACCAAAACACAGTGAGGGAAGTCGGGTTGTGCAGCCCGCGATAGCAGACGCCTGTGAAGTCCGACGTGGCCACAGCCAGCCGTGCCCCGCTTGGCCCCGAATAGTAAGTGACACAAAAGTACGGAGGGGAGGCCGTGTTCGAGACCGCGTTGATAAGAGTCGTTATCGTCACCATGCTGAAGGTAGTCAGGTCAAACCGCTGCAAGACCACGTCTGTAAAGCCAGCGATGGCCCTGGCAATGAGCCATGCAGAGTTCACTCCATCACTCACCACGTCTGCCTGAATAACGGGGGAAGCTCCTACGGGCGTGTGCATCACGTGCTCTGTGCCCGCGAAGAGTGCACCTGCAGAGAAGGTGACCTTTCGACAAGAGATCGCGCCCGCAGTGCCCGAGTACCAGACAATCATGCCGCCCGTGCACGGCGTGATGCCGAGCCAACTGACTCCAACATTCTGCGTGTGCACCATGGTCGGAGTGATCAGGTCCTTCTCCTCGTGGATGATCGAGACAAAGAC